ATTGTTTTGCGAGTAATTTTCTGGAAGTAGGTGCCGGTGATGAACAGCACCTTGTCTTCAAGATAATCAGCTGGCAATGGGATGGATTGCGTAACGGTTGACGTGCCGCCAGGATTTGGCGTCATTGTGCCAGTCGTATTTGTCAACATGCGCCAATGACGCAGACGACGATAGATCCAAGCTTCAGCCTCAGCAACTATCGTGTCTGCGTCCGTTTGGACAGCACCATGGTTCAGCCATCTTGCGATTGAGCCATCTGTATTCTTATCAGCAATGAGCGTCGCATATGATAGACTTGAACCAACAGCCATTATGTCCCCAATTCGCCAGCTTTTCTGATCAATGCAGCCAATGCTGCTTTGAAGATTGTGTCAGGCTTGATGCTTGTAGTGCAGAGGGAAGCGCCTGTCTCTTCAACTTTATGACAGAACGTCCAATCGAAATGCAGCCGATGACAAGGATAGCAAGGACATTCCTCCTCAGTCGGATGCAAAACTGTCGTATCAACCCAGTCTCTTGTCAGATTGTCATGCGACGAGTGTGATAAGTAAATCACCTTCTCAACGCCCTTGGCAAAGCTAACAGAGTTGATAACGCCTGTTTCCGGACCAATTACAACATCAGCAACATGCGCAAACGTGATTGACTCACGAATATTCCACATCCCGCAAATGCCATGGATCCTGCTTACATCAACACCGTCTTTGATCAAGCACTCAATCACCGCATTTTGCAGCTGCAGCGCCACTAATTTATCCCCATAAAGATAAATGTGTGCTGGTGTGCGCTGCAGGAGCATCTTCAAAACACTGTCCACAAATGGATAAGTTTTGTGATGACTTGTTCCGGTTAAGCACCAAATGATCACTGGTGCATCAATTTTATTCCGTTCAGATGTTGCCCACTTAAGTTCAGCGTCCGTCGGGAAAAATTGCGGCCGCGCTCCACGAGGAATAGCAGCAATGTCATGCATGCGATCATAATAGTTGATGCCACCATATATCCTTTTTCTTGCCTCATCAGGATATTTATGCGTCAGCTTTCCTGGCATCGTGAGGAGCGCACCTTCAATACTTTCGCAAAGATTGATGATGTGGTCGTAACGCTCTTCGAGGGAAGTCCAGTATGAACCTAATTCATTGTTGGGAACTTGGTCTTGGTCCTGCAGCCACCACTCATCAACATTAGGATTGTTGGCAACGATGCCTGAATTGTTGCCATGCGCCATCCATGTAACGTGATAGCCTTGCTCTTTCAAGCCTGGCAAAATTGACGTTGTTTGCATGAGATCACCAATAGCGCCAAAGCGAATAACGAGTGCTCGCTTTTTTCCATCAGGATTACGTTCCCAGATCTTTTCAACCCATTTGCCATCATCACGTTTTTTGAAAACAAGATAATGACTATATTCATTGTCCTTGTCACGCTCTTCACGTTCTAGCTGCGTCCAGCCGCAGGAGGTGTTTTCCTGCAGGAGTTTCTCAATGTCGCCGGGATAAATGTCCCATTGATGGTCTGGATTTGCTCCGGGCGTGCCAGCCTTTGGATAAAGATTGGCAGAAGGTAAATAAAGGACTAAATAGCCGCCTGTACGCAAAACACGCGCCCATTCGACAATAACTTTCGGAACTTTCTCTTGCTCTATATGCTCTAGCAAATGGCTAGAAAATACGCTGTCCCAGCTTTCATCAGCAAATAAATCAAGCTTTGAGCAGTCAAGCGCGACATCAACGCTTGGTGGTCGGATGGCTTGACCTTTTTCCTGAATGCCACGACAGCTGTCAACTGAAGTGAAGTGTGGAAAAGTCTTTCTGACGCCAGCACCCAATTCAAGAACATGACCACGCGTATAAGGAACAATCAAATGTGCAATCTTATCAGACTCATGAAAGCCTGAATTCATGCCTTCTTGCCAAACCATTTTTCTCTCCTTTGTTAGCGTTGCTTCGATTAGCGACCTTTTAAGGCAGCAATCGCTTGCTCACGATCGACGTAATCAATGCCATAGAGAACGCAAAGTTTTTGCAATTTCTTCCAGTGCATCGACTCAAACGACACGATTTCTTCCTTAACTTCTTCTTTCTCGGTTTCATCATTCGCCATATAGCAGCGAGGGATTGAGCCGTCGTCGGGCGTAGGTTTTGGCTCAGGCGCATCAACCGGCTGAAGCTTTTCTTGTTCAGCTGGCGTTACTACATCACCTTTGCCATTAAACGTATGTCCGTCTTGCTGATAAGCGAGACCCGGCTGGCCCAACACGATCGCATGGGGCCTAGCCGGATCGAACTTAATGACTTCAACAGTCATTATTCTTCCTTACCTTCTCCGATGCTTTTGCCGTAGTCACAGTAACCACGTTTCAATACATCTTTTTTCACATAACCTGCTTCGAGAGTGGTGTCGAGGCTATAACCAGGATCAAATGAAGCATTGGCAACATCAATCGGTTTGCCCTGCGAAACATCAGTCTTGGTCATGCCTGTGACATCACCACCTTGTGGGCGGCTGTTCTCAGACATGGGTTACTCCTTTGCTTCTTTCTTTGACTTTGCGGAGCCTTTTTCGCTAATTACGCTTTTGGCACCACCACGACGCTGATATTCGTCGATCTCATCACCCTTGCCTTGCTTGTCATCAGATCCACCTTTTGCGGACAGATGAGCTTTGGCACCAGTGATTTCGCCACCGTCACCAAATTCTTGGGTGTACGGATCCCATTCAGGACCACCACTGTCATCGCGCGGTAGCAGCTCTTCATCCGGAATTAACTTAGGTTTGATGTACGCGGCATCATCGCCTTTAGCGTATCCGGGACGATTACGTTCAGTCATATTTCACCTATCTGTTGGGATTTTAGGGCGGGTTAAGAAACCTTTTGCTCTGCGTTCCTTCTCCCGAAATTCAAAGTCTTGTCGCATTGCGCCAAAACCTAAGAAACCGGCGACACCACTGTCTTCATCTTCTTCGTCCGGTAATCTTGGTTCTGTTGAGCGATCTGCGTAATTGACCTTGTCGTAGGCAGGCAATTCTCTGATCGTTGGCTTACAAAATCCTCGCTCAAGATCAGCTTTATCAGCCCCATATCCGGTGAAGGTTTTCACCCCCGCCGGATTGGGAAACTGACTATCCCGAGTGCAATAAGACCCGAGCATGCCTTTGTCGTCATAACTCTTATTGCCTTTGTCGGCCATTAGTTGCCTGTCCAGCCTGAAAGCGGATCGACGTACACTTCAGCAGAAAGAGTTGCCTGAAGTGCTGCGTCCGTTCCAGTGACAGAGACAAGACGACCACCAGAATTCAGCACCAAGTTTGCATCAGTGCTAATTGCAACAATCGTGCCGGCTGCGCTGGTGGAGAGCGTTGCTGTACCAATTGTTGAAGTGGTCGTGAAGGTGCTGGTGCTGGTCGAGGTGACAACGGTGCCGGTACCAATTGCGAACAGTGCAACGGTAGCAGCGCCAGTGCCGGCAATGTTCACCATTGCGCTGCATGCGCGAACGCGAATGTTGCTTGCCGGAGCAGCAAACAACTGATTGGTCTTGGAAGCACCAATTGTGGTGACGCCAAGGTTCAGCTGCTGCCTTGTCAGGTAGGAGGGATGATCAATAGGCCCTTGAGACATTTGCGATGTTCCTTTTAGTTGGGGTTAAGTAGGTGGGGCTGGATTTTAACCCAGCCCCTGCAGCGATTAAGCCGCTGAGTCCCACTTGACGATACGGCCTTGCTTGACCTGTGCCGAGGTGGTGCCCTGTGTCAGAGCGAAGCCACCGAGGTAGTACCAAGCGATGCCTTTGGAACGACCAAAGTCCGTCGGGATCTGACCACGGATTTCTTCAGGAACCACGATAGCTTCCGCCACCGTATCTTCGCCGAAGAAGAATGCCCAGTCCGAGAGACCATTCGTCCAAGTGCCACCAGCCGTTGAAGTGCTGTTTGCATAACCATGAGCGATATTGGTTTGTTCAATAAAGCGCACGCCTTCAAACTTCCCGATTTCACCGTTATAGATCATCTGGAAGCCTTCGTCGCGATACTGATAAACCGCTTCAAGGTCATTCTTAACAGGACGCCATGTCGTCGGCCACGCGATGGCGAAATATTCGTCCATCATGTAGGGCGGGATGTTGCGTTCCTTCATCGCATCCACAATGGACTTGATGTGGTTCTTATGCATGTTCACCGAGTTGGTGATCGTGGTCGTGCCGTTGGTAAACAACGTGACAGCGGTAGTGTCCGTGCCGGTCGTTGAAGAGCCATAAGCAGTAACACGCAGCAAGGTCTGATTGAACTGGTTGAAAGCCTGTTGATCGAGGGCTTTCTTCGTGTCGTTCTTCAGTACCTTGTTGATGATTTCCTGCACCGGATGCTTCGACAGATTGTCGAGCATGCCAGAATAGGGAACCGAGTTGCCAAGTTCTGTTACCGTACCAGTGCCCTGAGCAATCGTGAAATTGGTCTGGGGGATGGTCGAGGTTTCCGTGAGGATCGTGCCTGCAGTGGCAACGTCGTTATAGACGTTCCAGGTGAAGAGCTGACCTTTGTGGAGACCTTTATCGGTAAAGTCTTTCGCGTCGCAGAACTGGCGGAATTTGCAGAGCGGCTGTACAGCTGTGCGCAAAATATCCGACAATTCGAGGGAGTACATATAGCCACCAAGGCTATTGACTGCCCAAAGTTGTCCTGCCATTTGCTTGTTCCTTTAGTTGAGCGGCATCTGCCCACGTGATTGACGCATCTTGCTGACAATGTCTGAGCCAGTCAGAGCACGATCAACTTGCT